TTATTGCAGGCAACATACGCCATTGGAATGACCCTGCACCTATAATTATTAATTATGAACGTATTCGTGACTGAACCTTGCCCTTATGAATCGGCAAGAGTATTACCTGACAAACACATTGTCAAAATGCCCCTTGAGACATGTCAAATGTTATCAATGGTATATTCTAAATGGTACTTTGATTGGGGTCAATTAACCAAAAGGGATGGTACACCCTACAAAACTGATAAAGGCGCCTTCAGAGGTCATCCCTGCACCGCCTGGGCAGCAGAAAACATATACAACACTGCATGGCTTATTGCACATGGATTTGGATTGTCTAATGAATATACAGAAAGATATGGTAAAACACATACATGTGAAGAACCATTGTTAGAAGCGGAGTCAATATTCTATGAAGAAACTGGACAACTTCCAAATGATTGTTATCATAAGGCAACACAGTTTCCTCGTGCCATGCCTGAAGAGTGGAAGTTTGATGATAGTATAGACACATTCGTTGCATACAAAAGATATATTGCATCAAAGCCATGGGCTGCAACTAATTATTTACGCATACCTGATCGCAAACCTAAGTGGTTGTAATGCAAAAAGAAATCTTTTTTACACCAGAAGAAATGCAAATCATTAGAGTTTGTTTGCATAACGCACCGATTCCTTATGATCAGGGAGAAGGTGCTAAACAGTTAAAAGAGTTGCAAGAAAAAGTAGGCCCTCCAATATCAAGAGAAGGTGAGGGTGAAATTTTAGTTAAATGTGATTTATCAATTTACAAATGAAAGAATTTGATTATGGACTCGATTACAAAACAATTGATTTTACAGTTGCAGAAAATCGCAAACTTTATCGCATTGGAAGGGGCGAACAAGGAGTGTTATTGGTACGGCCTTACACTAACGATATATGCCGTCATTGGAGATTTGTAAATGAAGATATTGCTCGCAAATCTGCTGATAAAATCTACTCCATGTTTTGTGACTATAAGGAGCAACAAGACTTCATTGGAATGGATATGGCAAGGAAGTTTCTTGAGATGGGATTTACTCGCTCCCGTAGGTATGCAAATCATCCTAGTGGAAAAAAGTACCTTAGCGATGGTTCCGTATCACCGCAGTCGCCAACCGCACTACACTGTGAAAAGTCCCGCTCTGCAACTGTTTTCAAAAAAATGAGAGACAGGGCTGCCTATGACGAAAAGTATGTTACAATGAGAAAAGAGTGGAGAACAAATGAGTGATTTTTTATGGGTTGAAAAGTATCGACCAAAGACAATTGAAGAATGTATTTTGCCTGCAAATACAAAGAAAACATTTGCAAGCTTCCTAAAGAAAGGTGAAGTTCCAAACTTACTGCTCGCAGGCCCTGCTGGATGTGGTAAGACTACTGTTGCAAAAGCTCTGTGTCATGAACTTGGTGCGGATTTTTATGTTATCAACGGAAGTGATGAAGGTAGATTTCTGGACACTGTAAGAAATCAGGCAAAGAACTTTGCATCAACTGTCTCTTTGATGGGTGGTGCAAAACATAAAGTCATCATCATTGATGAGGCAGATAATACAACTCATGATGTTCAACTTTTACTTCGTGCAAACATTGAAGAGTTCTATGGTAATTGTAGATTTATATTTACTTGCAACTATAAGAATAAAATAATTGAACCATTACATTCAAGATGTGCTGTTGTTGATTTTTCTATTAGAGGAAAAGAAAAACAAGAGATTGCAGCTGAGTTTTTCAAGAGACTTAATTTTATTTTGGATCAAGAAAGAGTTGAGTATGATAAGAAAGTTATTATAGAACTTATTAATAAACACTTCCCTGATTGGAGAAGAGTTTTAAATGAGTGTCAAAGATACTCTGCTAGTGGTAAAATAGACACTGGTATTTTAGCAACATTTACAGACATTTCAATCAATGATCTCACCAAAAATCTCAAGGAAAAAAACTTTTCGGCAGTCCGTAAGTGGTGTGTCGATAACTTGGACAATGATCCTACTATACTTTTGCGTCGTATCTACGATGCTCTTTATAGTTCCCTCAAAAACTCTAGTATCCCTGCTGCTGTTCTCATTATTGCTCGGTATCAGTACCAGATTGCCTTTGTGGCGGATCAGGAAATTAATCTCCTCGCTGCGCTCACGGAAATAATGTTGGAGTGTGAGTTCAAATGAATTGTTGGCATTGTGGAACAGAATTAATCTGGGGTGGAGATCATGACCTTGACGATTTTGAAGATACCGAGTATGATATAATCACAAACTTATCATGTCCTAAATGTGAATCTTATGTAGAAGTTTATCATAAGATCGAAAACAAATTATGATTTTTTTAGCATGTCCGCCAGTTTATACTTTGCCTGGCACTTGGAGTGATCCAGAAAAAATTGCAAAGTGCAATGACACACTTATACCACACTTTACCTTTAATCCTGATTATACCTTTGGTATATCAATTGCAGTGATTACTATTCTCTTATCTGCCTATGGTATATACAGAGGTTTCTTTGCAAACAAAGGATTAGCTGACCCTTGGGATGATCACGATGACTAAATCTTTTACAAAAATAAAACATCAAATAAAATCAAATATGTATTATGTTTTTTGGGGTGCTTGTACTGTCGCAGTTATGGCAGGACAAATATATGTTGGAACTGGATATCGTAAAATGTCTAACTCTCTTGATACTCTTGTTGATGCATATGTCAATAGACCAAGAGTTATGCCAGCAGATAAACAACGCTCTCAATATCAAATGCCTATTATAAGATGAATCTAAGTGAAAGTGATGCTGCTTACGCAGCAGACCAATTCATCGATTACTTCTCAAATATGGGTCGTATTGATGAATATCTTCGTAATGTAAAATTAGATCGTATGTCAAAGATGCCAACATATCTTCCTGGCTGTGGGCCTGAGGAGGATATGTTTGATGCGTTTGACATGCACCCAAATGACATGGACTTTAAAGTCTATGCTGCTGGAAATTCTGATGGTTTCACAAATGAATATTTCAATGAGAGACTACAGATAACAACATCCCACTCAATCGAAAGTTCCATTCCTGGCAAGTCACTCAAGTGGATTGTCATGGAAACAAATACTAAAAAGATTGTGGGATTTATTCGTTTTGGTTCTCCTACTATCAATTGCAAACCTCGTAATGATTGGTTAGGTAGACCACCTGAGTTGAAGAGATTTAATCGTCACTCAATCATGGGATTTATTATTGTTCCCACTCAACCATTTGGATTTAATTATCTTGGTGGTAAACTTCTTGCACTATTATGTTGTTCTCATGAAGCTCGAGAACAGTTAAATAGTAAATATGGTTCAGATATTTGTTTGTTTGAAACCACATCACTTTATGGTACAACAAAGTCGTCATCTCAATATGATGGATTGAAACCCTACATGAGATACAAAGGATTGACTATGAGTGACTTTACTCCTTTGCTACATGATGATGTCTTTAAAGGTTTAAATAAATGGTTTATAGCGAGAAACAACGACAAATTACTAGTCAAAGAGGACGCTTCGAGTCGCAAGTTAAAGACTCAACAAAAGATGATTTCTATCATCAAAAAGAACTCGTCTTCTCAAAAGGCTGCGGAATTTCAGACTGCAATTGCAAATGCAAAGAACCTCACTGAAAAGAAAAGAGTCTACTTCAGTGACTATGGATTTGCTAATTCTAGAGAAGTTATTCGAGGAGATACTGACATTCTGGAGAAAAACCCAATCAACTTTGATAAATTCTATCAAGAGAACCTCATCAAATGGTGGAAAAACAAGGCCTCCAAAAGATATGAAAGTCTTAAGTCCAGTGGTTCTCTTAGAAAAGAATTAGAGGTTTGGACTAAAGATATGCATATCGACATCATTAGGTAAAAACTTATGATCAAAACATTAATACAAGAGTTTCCAGTGTCAACTGTAACGAAACTCGAATCAAAAAATAAAAACTTCTATACAAAGGAAGAAGTTAATTTTTTGATCGAATCTGCTGTAAAAGAAGCAGTTAAACAGGCAAGAGAGATTGACGAAGAGTCAATGGCAAAGCATAATCGTGATGCTACTGTTCTTAGCATGATTCTCGGATTCACTACTTTGGCATTGTTTGTTGATGGATTATTAAGAATGCTTGGAATCATTCCACCATTCATGCATATTGATTTAAACATTCTAGACAAAATAGAGACTGATATTATAGATAAGATAAAACAAGTTCCTATACAAAAATTATTTCAACATGGATTCCGATGAATGACACTAGCGTCTTTATATATTTTCTTTGTTTTGCTTGTCTTGCAGGGGCAACCTTCGCATACATGTATGCTATGATGACCTCTACCTTAAGAGACTTTAACCGACAACAAGAGAAGAGAAATGTGCATCCAGAAATGTCTGATGTTCAATCTGGTGAAGAACTTTTAGTTTTCAAAGCACAGGATGAAGACGATGATGATGAAGGAGATGTTGTTATTATCAGAAAGTAATTAACTATGGAACAATCAAACGATCTTTGGGATGACATGGCCACTTTGAACTCTCTGTATGGAGAACTCTGTTGGAATCATGACGATCCTCTTGAATTTATACCTGATTATGAAAATGACAGAATTATTATTAAAAGAAAAAAGTATGAATAAATTTTCACCCTCACATTATCAAAGAGGGAAAATTGAAGTTTGGGATTTTATTGCAGATCAAGAACTTGATTATTTTACAGGTAATGTTATTAAATATCTTTGTCGTGCTGGACACAAAGACCGTGAAACTGAGTTAGACGACTTGCAAAAAGCAAAAGTCTACATTGAAAAAAGAATTGCATTGTATCATGACAGAACTTAAAGAATGGTTGAATTCAATTAATACAAATAAGAATAATTTAATTGATGAGGATGCTGATTTAGAGAAACAGTATCCAGCTTACGTTATCAACAGATGTCTATCTGGACACATAGATGCGGTCATGTTTGCTAATGAAATGAACAAACATCCAAATCTATCAAAGAAGTTACAATATGACTTTTTTCTAAATAGTCTCAGGAAAAGGAAGAGATACTCTCCTTGGCTTCGTAAAGAAGAAATTGAAGACCTTGATCTTGTGAAACGTCACTATGGTTATAGTAGTGAAAAGGCAAAACAGGTTTTAAACATTTTGACTAGAGAACAACTCTCGTTTATTCGAGATCGACTTGATACTGGAGGAATAAGATGAACTCAATTGTTGAGCCTCAAATTAATTGGTCGCCAGACCAGATGATTGAAATTACATTAAATGAACCAGATGATTTTCTTAAAGTAAGAGAAACTCTTACTCGTATTGGTGTAGCTTCAAGAAAGGAAAAGAAATTATATCAGTCTTGCCACATTCTTCATAAACAAGGCAGATACTACATCGTTCATTTTAAAGAACTATTTGCATTAGACGGTAAGAGAGCTAATATTACAGTCAATGATGTACAAAGAAGAAATCGTATTATCCAGTTGCTTTTAGACTGGGGATTAGTTTCTGTTGTCTCGACTGATAAAGTTAATGACATAGCGCCATTAAATCAAATTAAAGTTATTTCTTATAAAGAAAAAGGTGAGTGGAATCTTGAAACTAAATACAACATAGGTAAAAGAAAAAAACCAGAGGAGGAAGGAAATGGTAATTAAGATGGATAAATCTGAGGACTTTATTAAAAGTGGTAAAAAACTAATTAGTGAATATGACGGTGCAAATTTAAAGGAAGAAGAGGAAGAGAAACCACAATTATTAAATGAAGAAGTGTTACTATCTTAAAAACTATTATAGATAGTTATGTGTTTAAATGAAAACAATCTATGCACAATCTCATATCGTTCAATAGTTTAAGGCCTTGGATGAATCTCGAACGTGAGACATCTTCCAACAATTCAGTTGATGACTACTTTGAATGCATTTCAGAATGTGATGTAAGGGATAAATCTTGCATCAGCCATTGTAGAGCACTGCTAGACTAAGGAGGAAACCGAAGTGTTTTTGGGGGGTTCACCACCCCCTATTTTAATGTCTTCTGTTATAATTAGTAGTGTCGCCTTCGGGGACACAATT